GGTCCTTGGTCCAAGGCTGCTGGCGGGGCTGGCTTTACAGGAGACGACTACATTGCCGCAGCACAAGATCTAGGCATCCAAACAGCTGAACCAAAAGCTAAACGATAATGTTGATCTTTGAGCTATTCCGACCACAAACCGAGGGTATGGGCTTCTTGGGCGAAAAGGATGTGGAAGAAGCAGCCAACGCAGCACAACAAGCCGCCATCGCTATCGCAATGAAAAAAGCCCATAAGAAACCCCGAACAGAAGAGATTCGTGACTCTGAAAAGAAAAACACTACACCCACTAGTTTTCTAACAAAATGACCAGACAGTCAGTGGTAGTCCGAGCTGATGTCAGTCTGGATTGGCAAGGTGATCCTCCTAGATATAGGATTTATGTGGGCAATGAGCTGTTTACAGAACGCACATGGGTATGGCAAGGATATTACTTAGAAGAGATACTGGTGGTAAATGCGCCTCCGGGCAAATACAATCTGCGTTGGGAACTGGTTCCACCGGCACAGGGCACAATGGAAGTAAAGAATGTTAGGATCGAGCATGGGTCAGACCATGCATATATAAAGAAGAACTCACAGTTAAGGATCATAGATGAGAGCACATGAAATAATGGAAGACGCATCAGGCGGTAGCACAGGCTCTGGATCAGTGGCAACAGTGAGTCAGCCCTTGGGCATGCAAACAAGACAAGGCGGATCTATGTTGAGTGGTAAATACACAACGGACCCAACACCTAATACGCCGAAAGAATACAAAAGGAACAAGCATGCTCTCAGACAGTTTAAAAACGCTCCTGGCAACTAATTTTGCCTACTACCTAAAAGCCCAAGGCTTTCACTGGAATGTGGAAGGACCGGACTTTGGAGAACTGCATGAGTTTTTCCAAAATGTCTACGAAGATGCTTATTCAGCATTAGATCCCACAGCAGAATACATCCGCTACCTAGGTGAATACTCGCCAGCAAGTCTTGAGCGTTTCAGTGAACTCACAGAGATCTCAGGACAAACAAAGATCCCCCGTGCTCGACTCATGTTAGAAGAACTCAAGGTCAACAACGATCAGATGCTTGACCTGTTGACCCGTTGCTTTGCAGAAGCCAACGACAACAACGAACAAGGTATCGCCAACTTTATCGCAGAACGACTCAGTGCCCATGGCAAGTATCGTTGGCAATTGACCAGTTTCTTGAAAGTTGAACGAGCATGAACGATGACATAGCAAAGATCCTAGACCGGCTGAGAATGATTGAATCAGATCTCACTCCGGTATCAGTCAAGCATGGGTTGAATAAACAACAGAAGTCAGTGCCACAACTGCCTGCATTGTTCAAGCCGGAAAACATATCACCTGTGCTGGGCAGCGATACTCAAAAGAAACCCCTGGGCAAAAACATGTTTGGAGACAGTATGAAATCCAGTGCGTTGGCTCGCCATATGAGCGAGATCGACGAAGACATGCTGAGTCGTGTTAAACAAGATCTTGGTCAATATCTGGACTATCTCGAAGCCAAAAAAGACGACGATATCAAAGACAAGAAAAAACGCCTAGAACGACAAGCAGCCAAGAAGGTGCAGGATAAGAATCCAGCCAAGTCCGGCAATCAAGACGAATATAGTGAAACAGAAGAACCCATGATGTCGGGTACTGCTATGATGAGCCCAGTGAGTGTGGGTGAATGTAACTATGTAAAAACCATAGCATTGGAAGATGGCGCCAAGTTTGAGTGCTGGGAGCATCCTGATTCAAACATTGAGATACGACATGCAGGCCGTACATTGCCTAGTCGATTCCGCTCAATGGATGACGCAGAGATGGCTGTAAATATGTTTGGAGCACATCGTAGGGGTCAGCCACAAGATTCCAGTTCGGACTATCTAGAAGAGAAATAACATGATCCTCGACCAACTATTCACCCGCCCGATTTTTGAAGCAGCAGATCCCAGTAAGCTGATTGTATCAGTAAGGATAGAGCCAATGTCTACTGGTGGTGAACCAATAGACAAGGAAGTTGATCTCACTGGACAATTCCAAGGTAGTATGGGATCTCAGATGAATCAGGCCTTGGATTACATGAAAAAAATGCTAGAATCCAAAGGTTTGTATTTCACCACCTTAAAGGCGAGTTATCAAGGTCGGATCCTGAACATGAAAAATCGTGGAGCCATGAGTCCTCAGAGTGATGAGGAAAGAGAAATGGATGCAATGGCCGACCAGATTCGTGCCAAACAATCCAAACAAACTGCTCTACCAGCAGTAAAAGAAGATGCCATAGCATCGCCTGAGCAATTGGCATACAACCGACTAAGAGCACAATACGACAGTTATCAAACCATGACCGGTGGCGGTGGAAATACCGCAGTGAGTCGTGATCCAGCCCATGCCGCCAAGTTGGCCACGGTACCTGCAGAAATAGCAAGGATGGCTGCTGCATTGAAAGCCAAAGGTATCGATGCCGAAGCACAATACGATGCTCTCAGTGGTCCTGCGGCTGCTCCTGTGGATGCCAATCAAGCGTATAGTGAAAGCGGTCTAAGAAAATTCAGCCACAAGAAGAATCGCTTCCGGAGCCTGGACAAACTTCGAAATCCGCTTGGGGAAGGTACAATGTTTGGCGACGACCAGGCTTTTATAGATCTAATTACCGACCCTGCCGACAAAGAAAAATATATAAATCAACGAAAAAAGACCAAGGATATGTGGGCGTTATCCTTAGTAAGAAAATCTCTGAGAACGGCCGCTTATGTAGAGATATACAAACTGAAAGATTTAAAGAAGGAACTGGCCAAGAAATACAATATTGCTAGTAATGTTGACGATGAAGAGCAAGGCATGGCGGAAGTTGCCCCCCCAGGTGCCCGGGCCGAACGCATGGTCCGACATATTAAACAGGGCTATGCTAAGGATGGTAAACTGACTCCTCGAGAAAAAGGCATCGCTTTTGCCACAGCATGGAAAGCACACAATGCTGGCCGGGTGGAAGAGCAAGGTATCACAGAAGGCACTGATGATCCTGCAAAAGATGCACTGATTCAAGCGTTGATGGGGCATTCGGTAGACGATCCCCGCGAACTATGGGTCGATTTGAAAGAGATCGGCCGTGGGTTTAAGACCCCGGTATCAAAACAAATACGGATGGCTCTGCGTAGTCTTTCGCCCGACGATGCATACGAATTATGGGACACAGCCCTGGAGATCGCTGGTGTGACACAAGATGAGCTTGATAACATGACTGATGACATGGATGATTCGCGAGATGTGTGGGACGGCAATCTGCGAGGTGTGTCGACGCCAGCGACCGGGCAAAAGAAGACTAAACATAAGATACATAAGACCATTTACATTGAATCTCAAGGTGTGGCGGAAGGCTTGGCGGGCTACGATGTCTACAAAAAGTCTACATCTAATAATAGTTCTTCGCCAGAACTCAGAGGTATTACTATTCCTGGAGATATGAAGCATCCAGGTTGGAAAGAGCCAACCTGGAGTTTCCAAGAAGTTGCTGAAAAATTAGGTGTGAGTCCTAAAGAACTACAGCAACTTGCTTTGTCAATAGGAAATTTTCCTAAGAAGGTTGAAGGCCTTACATCTAGATATGGGTCAAAAGCCTATTATCCTCGAAGTGAAATTAAGCGGTGGGTAAACGCAACTGACATCAGAAATATTATTAAGTCTAAGCAAGACATACCCGAAGGCTTGACAGAGATGGACAAGAGTGAACCCAGTGCAGGCCGTGATACCGGTCCTCGCCCAGGTCCTGATCGAGAAGCCAAACCTATCTCTGCTAAAAAAGCAACTAAAGACGCAGCGGACATGTTGACCCGAGCCTTTCAAGATTCACACAAGAAAAAAGATGTCAAGGAAAACCAAGAGATTTACTCAACTGTTCCGTTCGAACTGGCTAGCACTACTCCAGGAATCAAGATGGCAAAAATGGCTGGGCAATCTGCGATTGCTGCTGTAAAAAACAAATTTGATGATGTTAGGGTAAAAAATCCAAAGGCTTGGGAAAAGGCAATGCAAGCGGGATCTGCTCGTATGCATGGTGGTGCTCCGTCATTACCAGCCGACGCTGGTAGGCTCATGGGAGATCGGGCCGAATATATGAAAACAGTCAAATCTGCACCTAGCGAATGGGATGATACAACAGGCAGCATTGGTATGGATCCGCAGATGAAGTCTCCATTTCCCCCGTTGATGAAGAAACTTCAAGCAGCCATGGTCCAAGAAGGCCGTGTGAAAGAATTGGCCGACGATCTCAAAACCATGTCGGACGCTGACTTCATGAAGAAATACGGCAAGGTCAAAGCAGCAATCCGCAAGGACATGAAACGAGTGGACGAGGCACAAACCAACTATACCCCTGCAGAAATGTCCGACATTCTAAGTGGTAAAAAAACACAACAGCAAGTGGATGATGAACGAGCCAAGAAACCATTGAAAGAAATTGACGCACCAGCAATGCCAGCAGCACCAGCGGCGCCCGCTGCTCCGGCAAAACCTGCGCCGCAGAGCAATCGTCAGTATGCCAAAACATACAATGCCGCAACCAAGCAATGGACTACTAACGCACCTGCTGCACCCGCTGCGCCTGCTGCACCCGCTGCACCTGCACAACCAGCGGCGGCTGACGATGCAGATGAATATAATTTCGATAGTTGGGAACAAGAAGGTAATATGGCAGTTCCTCTCAAGAATGGTGTCAGACAAGGAAACTTATTTGCGATGCCTGTAAGTCAATTACCCCCTGGTACCAAGATAGTACCAAGATATACTACCTATCAACAACAAGGTGATATGGCTGTTCCTATTGACGCAAATGGAGGTATACAACAGTTAGCTAAAATACCCCTAAGCCAAGTACCCAAGGGTGCTAAGATTACACAGATGTACACTACCTATCAACAACAAGGTGATATGGCTGTTCCTGTTGACGCAAATGGAGGTATACAACAGTTAGGTAAAATCCCTCTAAGCCAAGTACCGCCAGGTTCTAAAATTGTACAAGCCCCAGATCAGGGTGCATTATCTAAAAATTTGCCAGGAGCACAACCGACTGCTCAACCCGCAGCACCAGCAGCAGCAAAGCCAGCAACACCTGCAGCGCCTGCACCAGCGGCAAAACCAGGTGAAACACCAATGGCAAAAGCGGCCGCTGCGGCACCAGTCAGCGAACGCAAAGGTACAAGGAGACTGGGTGAAGCGCCGGCTGCTCCTGCGATACCTACAGCGACACAGCAAGCACGACTCAAAGACATGGAAGCCGGGCAGGCCAAGGGCAAGACAGCGATTGATAAATTTAACCAAGGAGATAATGTAGGCGGAGTAATGACGGCTGCAAGCGGAATAAATGATTTAGCCAATGCCGCTGGTATGTCATTCTTAGATAAACTTGAAACTGGTTGGATAGCCATAAAAGCCGGTGCTAGAGCGGCCTGGGCCGGCCGCAAAGGAAACGCAGATGCTGCTATAACTGCTGCTGTTGGCAGTCTGGGCGGCGAAGTATCAGAACTATTTGCAGACATTGTCAATGAGCCCGATTTTGCTCAAAAATTCCAACAAGGAATGTTGGCAATGAAAGATAGCACTGAACCAGACCAGCAGGAAATGTATAAAAAATACATGTCACGACAGTTGACTGCTGAAAGTTTTAAAGCATATATCAATCGCTTTAATACTGCGATACAGAATATGAAAAAAAATCCAGCTACCGCAAAACTCCCCACTGATGATACACCGTATGTGACACCAGAAGAATTACCAACTGGACCGAATGCGAATCCAATGAGTCGAGATCCATCACAACGAACAGCACCGATCAACGAACTCAGCACCAACAAGTTGAGTCAATACAAAACAGCCGCTGCCAAGGATGCTAAGAAAGCCGATCAGGCTGGTGATTTCAAACGCGGTGACAAACGACTCAGCGGCATGGTGCAAGCCACGAAGAAACAGTTTGACAACGATGCTAAGAAGGTTGATGAAAGTCGTGCTGCTCGCAGAGCACTCATGGCCCGGATTGTAAACAGTCGTTGAGTTAGCCAAAAACTCTTGTGATAATCTCACACAGTTGTTATACTGTGTTTTTACTGGAGATACTCAATGAAAACATTTAACGGCGATCAGAAGATCAAACTCACACAGATCATCAACGAAGGCATGCAGGTCATGCACGAAGTGGACACACTCAGTGCAGGACTCAACGATACCATCAAAGCCATTGCCGAAGAATTGGAGATCAAACCTGCTGTGCTGAAGAAGGCTATCAAACTGGCACACAAAGCCGAATTTGGTAAAGCCAAACAAGATCACGAACAGCTAGAAACTATCTTGGAAACTGTAGGCAAGACTCTTTGACACAAAGTTTTGCCGAATGGCGTGCCAGCGTAGCGGATTATGTGCGAGCAGATTTTCGTACATATCCATTGCGATTCTGTTTGGAACTAGTGGGATGGGCAATATCACTAGGATGTAGCTTAACCTATGCAATCACTGTGCCTAACTTGCCATTCATACCTTTGTACATGGCATTTATCACCGGATGCTTGATCATGGCGTGGTGTTCATATACTCGTGGCAGCTTTGGCATCCTGGGCAACTATCTAATACTAAGTATAATCGACAGCGCAGGGCTGATCAAATTGTTAATGCAAAGCAATTGAGAGTCGTTCACTTTACGAACATGAATCACGGCCTACCAGCCATAATTGGAGATAGATGAGTTACGTTGACGCACTTTATGATCGAGCACACGATCGCATACATGTGGTTGAGAGGAAAGATGGGCAAAGAGTCTATCGAGAATATCCGGCCAACTATGTGTTCTACTACGATGACCCGCGAGGCAAGTTCCAATCAATCTATGGCACACCTGTGGCAAGATTTTCCTCAAAGAACAACAAAGAGTTCCGCAAAGAAGTGCGTATGCACTCCAGCAAGAAAATTTATGAGAGTGACATCAATCCTATCTTCCGCTGCTTGGAGGACAACTACAAAGGCCAGGATGGTCCTCGACTACACACAGCATTTTTCGACATCGAAGTAGACTTTGATCCAGAACGCGGATTCTCTCCAGTGAGCGATCCATTCAATCCTGTCACAGCGATCTCTGTGTATATGGACTGGTTGGACCAACTGGTCACCCTGGTTGTACCACCTCGACATATGAGCATAGAGACTGCACAAGACATCGCTAGAGAATTTGACAACTGCTTTGTGTTCGAACAAGAAGCAGACATGCTGAATTCATTCCTGGACTTGATCCAGGATGCAGACATCCTTACTGGATGGAACTCCGAAGGCTATGACATACCTTACACAGTGAATCGTATCAGCAGAGTGTTGAGCAAGGATGATACCCGGCGTATGTGTCTGTGGAATCAATTCCCCAAGCAACGCATGTTCGAACGCTTCGGTGCAGAGAACGAAACCTTTGACTTGGTAGGTCGTGTGCATATGGACTATATGCAACTGTATCGCAAATACACTTACGAAGAGCGGCACAGTTACAGTTTAGATGCCATCGGCGAATACGAAGAGATTGGTCGCAAGACTGCCTTTGAAGGCACCTTGGATCAACTTTACAACCAGAACTTCAAAACCTTTATTGATTATAATCGCCAGGACACAATGTTGATAGGCAAGCTGGATAAGAAACTGCGTTTCTTGAGTCTAGCCAACACCCTGGCGCATGAAAATACCGTGCTACTGCAAACCACAATGGGTGCAGTAGCGGTGACTGAGCAGGCCATTATCGTGGAAGCTCATGAGCGTGGTATGGTAGTTCCCAACCGTAAAGAAAGACTCTCAGATGAAGACACGCAAGCCGCAGGTGCCTATGTTGCTTATCCCAAAAAAGGCATCCACGAATGGATCGGTTCCATCGACATCAACTCGCTCTATCCCAGTGCTATTAGGGCCCTCAACATGGGGCCGGAAACCATTGTCGGTCAACTTCGGCCCATAATGACCGATAGGCTGATCAAGGATAAAATGGCCAAAGGAGACAGCTTTGCTGCTGCTTGGGAGGGATTGTTCTCCAGTCTTGAATACACCGCCGTGATGGAACAACAACGCGGCACAGAGATCACTATAGACTGGCAGGATGGTGCAGAGACCATACACTCTGGTGCAGAGATATGGAAGATGATCTTTGATTCTAATCAACCTTGGATCTTGTCAGCCAACGGCACCATCTTCACATACGAGAAGGAAGCAGTGATCCCAGGTTTGCTCAAGCGTTGGTATAGTGAACGCAAAGACATGCAGAAGAAAGCCCGAGAGTACGAAGGCAAGGACGATGTGCAGTTTGAATACTGGGACAAGCGTCAGCTAGTCAAGAAGATTAACTTGAACAGTTTGTATGGCGCTATCTTGAATCCGGGCTGCAGATTCTTTGATAAGCGTATCGGTCAATCAACCACACTGGTAGGACGCACAATCGCCAAGCACATGGATGCTTATGTGAATGAATGCATAACAGGAGAATATGACCACACTGGTAAAAGCATTATCTATGGTGACACAGACTCGTGTTACTTCTCAGCATGGCCTATGTTAGAGAAAGAAGTCACAGAAGGACGCATGGACTGGTCTGCTGAGACTTGTATCGCGCTGTACAACTCAATCGCAGATCAGGTCAATGAATCATTTCCTGGCTTCATGGAACAAGCATTCCACAGTCCAAGAGAGATGGGTTCAGTGATCCGTGGCGGTCGAGAGATCGTTGCCAGAACTGGCTTGTTCATCACCAAGAAGCGTTATGCTGTGCTGTACATCGACAAAGAGAACAAGCGTGTGGATGTGAACGGCAAGCCCGGCAAGGTCAAGGCCATGGGGCTGGATTTGAAACGGTCAGACACACCTGTGATTATTCAAGAGTTCCTCAGTGAGATTCTAAATAAGGTTCTAACAGGAACACAGAGAGAAGAGATCGTGGAACGCATAAGAGAATTCAAATATGTATTCATGGAAAGACCAGGTTGGGAGAAGGGCAGTCCCAAGCGTGTGAACAACTTGACCAAATACAGAAAAGAAGAAGAACGCCTGGGCAAAGCCAACATGCCCGGACATGTGCGAGCGGCACTGAACTGGAACAATCTACGACGCATGAATTCAGACAACTATTCAATGCAGGTAGTGGATGGCATGAAGACCATTGTGTGCAAACTCAAGCCGAATCCCCTGGGCTGGACCAGCATCGGGTATCCCACAGACGAAATGCATTTGCCACAATGGTTCAAAGATTTACCGTTTGATGATGGTGAGATGGAAACCACTGTGGTGGATCAGAAGATTGACAATCTCTTGGGTGTGTTGGGATGGGACTTGAAATCCAGTACCAACACAGCAAATACATTTACTAGTTTATTTTCTTTCGAATGAAACTCAGCGACATAGTCCGATATCTAAATCATCTAGACACTCTTAGTGTGAAAAAGGCCATATCCCCGTCTATGGCCGAAGTGACCAAGATCACTCATGCTGTACAACATAGTGAAATACAGGCTGGCGATCATGCGGCTGCACTGATATCAATACAAGAGAACTTAGAAACATCTCTAAAGCAATACGAAGAAGAATTAAAAAAACTTCGTGGAGATGTGCAGGCGTTGATCGAACAACGAGAACCAGAATATTTTTTGGAAAGTACCACTCGCTATCAAGAGAATATGAAATTTGATACTCCAGATTGGATAATCAATCGAACTCGATCTCTAGATAGTGCCACTGAAAAATTTCTCTCTGACAGATTAAAATCCTATACCAGTTGGCAGTATCCGGGCATGGTCTTGAGGCCGGCGCATTGCCCTGGCATTGAAAATCTAGTGGCACTGGACCCATTGTATCTTGTAGACACTCATCAAGATCTGTTGTCACCAATTCGAACATTGTTTACACCAGAATACCAGCGTAGATTACAATATTATGTGATCAAGGAGTATACTTCTGACAATATTTTTTGGAACCTTCCGCAGACACAGTTTGGATTTGTATATGCGTTTCATTATTTTGAGTATAAACCATTAGAAATCATTCGACAATATTTAGACGAAATATTTTTGTTACTGCGTCCAGGCGGCACTTTTTTATTCAGTTTCAATGATTGTGATCAATGGAGATCCGTGGGGTCTGTTGAACACTATTCCTCTTGTTACACACCCGGAAGATTGATACGCCAACATATACAATCAATGGACTACCAAATAGTTTATGACTATCGTGACCAGTCGGGCACTGCTTGGTTAGAATTAGGCAAACCGGGAAAACTCGATAGTATCCGAGGAGGGCAAGCATTGGCAGGTGTTTTTCGATTGCCTCAATTTGTAGAAGAGGACATACGCCGTAAGAAGATAGAAGAAGAGAAAAATAGAGAACAAGAAAAAATTACTGTACAAGATCGCTTCAATGAACTAAATTTAGATAAGCTGATACACTTGGCTGAAATTTTAAATGTAGACATCAGCCAAGATAAGACCAAACGTGAATTTAATATCAAAAAGGTGCGAAGAACCATAGCTGCACATTTAGAATCGAAAAACTATTCTGGACGGCATCTTTGGCGATTATGTGATGCACAAGTCATTGACAAATCTTCGCGAGACCTCTACAATACATTAGACTTAGATCAATTGATAAAGTTAGCCGCAATGTTGAAAATAGATATCAGTGAAGCCACTACCCGATATTTGTTTGACTTCGATAAAGTTCGTAGAACTATATCTATACATCTTGAATCAGCAACCTATTCCGAAGAACATCTTCGGATACTATTTAACCCAAAGGAAAACCCATGAAAGACCATCTCTTAGACCTAGTACAACACACTTACGATCTCGGCTGCATTGACTTGATCAAAGTAACCGGCACCACTGCTGACACCACGGTGAACGGTGTTGCCGAAGACAAATCTGTTATCCTTGAAGCACAGTTTGCAAACCCTGTGGCCGACTTCATTGGCACATTTGGCATGCCCAATCTTGGCAAGCTCAAGACCCTGATCAACCTGCAGGAATATCGTGAAGATGCCAAACTGGCAATCACCAAGCGTACCACAGGCGAACCCGACGGTATCACTTTTGAGAACAAAGCCGGAGACTTCCGCAACAACTACAGATTCATGGCCAGT